AGACCACGCATATGATGCTTTACGTTATATGATAATGAGCAGACCAAGAATGGAAAGCCCATTAGAAAGGATTAGAGGTTTAAAACGTGAGATGTACAGACCAATAGATTCTACATTTGGATACTAGGATACATGGCAGAAGATAATACATTTTTAAATGCTGATAACATCTACGAAGAAGTAGAAGGTGAGTCTGGTAAAAATTTAACATTACCTGATGACCAGCGTAGAAATCTTATTGGTATTATCAAAGGTCGTTATGCTCAAGCAGAAGATGCTAGAGAGACAGATGAAAGAAGATGGTTACAAGCTTACGAAAACTACAGAGGACTTTACAACAAGTCCATTAAGTTTAGAGATTCTGAAAAATCTAGAATCTTTGTAAAGATAACCAAAACAAAAGTACTCGCTGCTTTTGGTCAACTTGTTGATGTTATCTTTGGTACAGGTAAGTTTCCTATTGGTATAGCAGAAACTAAAATACCTGAAGGCGAAACAGATTATGCACACCTTGATACTTCTAATCCTGTACCGGGAATAGAAACTACAGAAGGTGAGATACCAGATGATATTGGTAACAGAATAGATAGCCCTTATGATGTTGGTTATGAAGGAGACGGTAGAACTTTAAAACCCGGTGCTAGTTTTTACAACGGTATATTTGAAGATTCTATTGAAGACCAAGCAAAAGATGCTGGTATTTTAAAAGACGGTACAAGTCCTGACCCACAGGCTATAGAATTAAAACCTGCAGAAAGAGCAGCAAGAAGAATGGAAAAACTTATCCATGACCAAATAGATGAGTCTAATGGTTCTTCAGAAATACGTAATGCTTTACTTGAAGCAGCTTTATTAGGTACTGGTATTGTTAAAGGACCTTTTAATTTTAATAAGAAACTTCACAAGTGGGATACAGACGAAGAAGGTAATAGAGTTTATAATCCACTTGAAGTTAGAGTACCAAGAATAGAATTTGTAAGTTGCTGGGATTTTTATCCTGACCCATCAGCAACAAATATGGATGAATGTGAATACGTTATCCATAGACACAAAATGAACAGAAGTCAATTAAGGCAATTACGTAACATGCCTTACTTTGATGAGGATGCAATTAGAGCTTGTATTCAAATGGGTCCAAACTATGTAGAAAAAGATTTTGAATCTTCTCTAAAAGATGATGCTAGAATGGATGAAGCATATCATAATAACTTTGAAGTTATTGAGTACTGGGGTATCATGGATGCAGAGTACGCTAGAGAAGTAGGTGTTGAACTTGATGATGATATAGATGATTTAGATGAAGTTCAAGTAAACGTATGGATATGTGGAGACCAACTTTTAAGAGCTGTAATAAATCCATTTACTCCATACAGAATACCTTATCATGCTTTCCCATACGAAAGAAATCCTTATAACTTCTTTGGTATTGGTGTAGCAGAGAATATGGATGACAGTCAACAGATTATGAACGGTCATGCAAGAATGGCTGTAGATAATTTAGCAATGGCTGGTTCTTTGGTATTTGATGTAGATGAGTCTGCTTTAGTTGGTGGACAATCAATGGAAATATATCCGGGTAAAATCTTTAGAAGACAAGCTGGAATGCCGGGACAAGCTATACACGGTTTAAAGTTTCCTAATACAGCACCAGAAAACATGATGATGTTTGATAAGTTTAGACAACTTGCAGACGAGCAAACAGGTATACCTAGTTATTCACACGGACAAACAGGTGTTCAAAGTATGACAAGGACTGCTTCTGGTATGTCTATGTTATTAGGAGCATCAAGTTTAAATATTAAAACAGTTATCAAAAACCTTGATGACTTTTTATTAAAGCCATTAGGAGAATCTTATTTCCAATGGAACATGCAATTCTTAGAAGATGAGTTGGATGTTAAAGGTGATTTAGAAGTTAAAGCTACAGGTACAAATAGCTTGATGCAAAAAGAAGTAAGAAGTCAAAGATTAACAATGTTCTTACAAACTGCACAAAGTCCTGCTATTGCACCGTTTGTTAAGATTTCTAAACTTGTAAGTGAACTTGCCTACAGCTTAGATTTAGACCCTGATGAAATACTCAACGACCCTGAAGAAGCTGCTGTAATGGCACAAATAATAGGAATGCAAAATGCTGGACAAACAATTGGCGAAGAGGCTCAACCTACTGACGGGCAACAGGGAGCTATGGGAGGCATTCAAGGAACACCTCAACAACCTCAAGAACTTGGAGCTACAGGCACTGGTGGTGGCAACATCGGAATCGGAAATGTTCCGGCTGCAGGGGAAAGTGAATTCTCTGGTACGCCTAGAGCAGTTGGACCTACAGGTTAAAGAGGCAATCAATAGGAAGGAAGAAATATGATGTTAGAAGACGACAGAAAAAAATATAATATGGGAACAGAAGAACCTGTAGACCCTATGAAAGAAGCTATTAATAATTTAATGGGTTTAGGTATTAGTAAAAAAGAAATTGATATTATAAGAAATAATACTGTTGATTCTGATGCTGTAAGAAAAATTATAGTAAGAACAGAAAAAGATATGGGTGTTGAACCCGGAAATCTTTTTGAAGCTATTAATATGATTGCTAAGAAAAAAGAAGAAAGAGCAGAAATGAAAGAAGGCGGTCCGGGTATAGAAGCTCTTAGACAAGTTGCACCTGAAGTTGTAGAACGTATGGGTTATGAAGAAGGTGGTTCAATAGATGACCAAATGATGATGGTTATGACACCACCAATGGAATCTGAAATGGAATCAGACGAAGACATGGAAGATGGATACACAAGATTTATAATGGAAGAAGCATTGACAGAAGATGAAGAAGATATGCTTATGTCCAAACTAGAACAAGATGAGGAACTGGCTATGCTATTTGATAAAGTCATAGACGTTGCTCAAGAATTTGCTGGAGCTGGTCCTGTTGAAGGTCCGGGTTCAGGAGTCTCTGACAGCATACCCGCAAGGTTATCTGATGGAGAATTTGTCTTTACTGCAAAAGCTGTAGAAGAAATCGGAGCTGACAATTTAATGGCTATGATGAAAGACGCTGAAGCTAAAGCAGACGAAAGACAACCGCTTCAAGAAGGTGGAATACCTGAGTTGAGAGAAGAAACCAGACCTGTGGAAACTCCACAAATGACTGAACAAGTTATTAGAGTTGAAAAAGGTCCACAGACTGAACAAGTAGGTGTAAGTGGTTCTCTTCTTGATTCACGTGAAGAAGAAAATCCTCTTTATGAGGAAATGGCTTTTAAACGTCCACCGGTACATGGAGCAGGATATGGAAGATAAAGCTACCTGAATTAATTACTCAGCCCTTTATCATAATAATAACCGAAAGGCTACCTTTACAAGAACAAGCCCTGCATAGTCGACAACAGCAGCTACCTTGTTAAACGAAGCCCTGAGTAGGAGAATAGAAAATGACTAATACAGTCCAAAAAGAGGAAACGCCAAATCCTTATAACGCAAAAAAAACTTGGCACCAAGGTGAAGATAAACCTTTTAAATCTGCAGATGATGGTCTCTTCTTTGAAGAACCAACTGACAGAAATAAATTGTTTGATACCGATGACATAACTGAAGTAAATGCTGAAGGAAGTGTTAGAAAAGAAAATTTGGAAATTGAAAAGGATACTCCTTACAAAAAACCAGATTACAAAAAAAGGTATGACGATTTAAAAAAACATTATGATAATAAACTTAACGAGTTTAAAACTAGAGAACAGGAACTTTTAGAAGAAGCTACTAAAAATAGAACTGAATATAAAGCTCCAAAAACTGAAGAAGAACTCGAAGAATTTAAGAATCAATATCCTGATGTTTATGAAGTTGTAGAAACAGTTGCACATCTACAATCGGAGTCTAAAGCAAAAGTTCTAGAAGAACGCCTTAGTAAACTCCAAGAGAGAGAGAATCAACTGGTACGACAAGATGCAGAAAAAAGGTTAATGGAAAGACATCCTGATTTTGAAGATATCAGAAACAGTGACGACTTTCATGGTTGGGCAAAAGAACAGCCTAAGTCTATCCAAGATTGGATATACAATAATGCTGATGATGCTGACCTAGCCTCACGTGCTTTAGATTTATTTAAAAAAGATTTTGGCATTGAACCTACGAAGACTAAGTCATCTTCTAGACAGCCCAGACAATCTGCTGCTGATATGGTTTCTACAAAAACTACAAGTGTAGAACCAAAGCAAAAGAAAGTATGGTCTGAAAAGGAGATTGCTGCTATGAGTATAGCTGAATTTGATAGATACGAAAGTGAAATCAGCGAAGCTATGCAAGAAGGCAGAATCATAAAATAAACTATTAATTAAAAAGGAAAAATAAAATGGCTCAATATTTTCAAGAAGGGTCTAGTCCTACCGCAAGTAACTTTGATTCAGGAATATCTGGACAAACTAATAGTTTTTTCCTACCTTCAGTTTATTCTAAAAAGGTTTTAAACTTCTTTAGAAAAGCATCGGTAGTAGAGGCTATTACTAACACAGATTATGCTGGTGAAATTTCTGCGTATGGAGACTCTGTAAAAATTATAAAAGAACCTGTTATTTCTGTATCTGACTACACTAGAGGTGCTACTACAACACCAACTAAGTTAACAGACCAAGAAATATCATTAGTTGTTGACAGTGCTAAAGCTTTCAAATTCATCGTAGATGATATTGAAACAAATATGTCACATGTAAACTTTAAAGAAGTAGCTTCAAGTTCTGCAGCTTACGCTTTAAAAGATTCATATGATGCTGCTGTTATTTCTACTATGTTAGCTGGAGTATCTGCTTCAGGACCTGACCATGTCATTGGTGCTGATGCTGCTGCTGGTACTGGCGGTGTAGGCGAAACAACTGCTTCTGTAGACTTAGGTGTCGCTTCTGAAGTTGACCCTCTAGACTTAATGGCTAGAATGGCTAGACTACTTGATGACGAATCAGTCCCAGAAGAAAACAGATGGTTTGTTGCTGGTCCTGATTTCTACGAAGAACTATCACAAAGTGGTTCTAAGTTGTTATCAGTAGACTTTAACGCTGGTCAAGGCTCAATCAGAAATGGTTTAGTTTCAAGTGGAAAACTAAGAGGTTTTGATATGTACAAATCTAACAACATGGGTAATGGTG